CGGATGTGCCCGGTTTCAAAATGAAATTACCCTCCGTTCCACCTGTTTGCATTGGCGTAAGTGCCAATGAAGCAAAACCGTTAGAGTTCATAACAAAACCTGAATTACCATCTCTTCCATTATCAGCTTCTACCGCCGCGATCATTGCGACTAGTGCGCCGTAGGTCATGTCACCTCCAGAAGATCCCAGAGAGATAACATTCACACCTGAGTAGTACAGGATACCAACAGGGTTATTTCCGCCAGTAGGACCGGCAAGTACCGCAGTGTCGATAGCTGCTGCGATGCCGTATTCGATTTTACTTCTCAGGTATTGTTCTGTAATTTCATTTGACTGCACAAGCATCTGCCCGGAAATATCAGTATAACCGGCAAGTCTCTTAGGAGACAAGTCGATGGCGTCAAAAGTCAGCGTGAACTCGTCAGCAGAACTGTTTTCAGTCTCCCATACGAAAGTAGCCTCGTTTGTAGAACGTGGTATTTTGATATTTCCTTTTAAGCCAGTGTATTTGGTGATCCCTAAACGGTCAACAACCGGCTCAATCCTTAATGAAGGAATCATTGGACGATATTCTGTTCTCACGAGGTCAGCGCCCTCGGTAGCCACATCCAAAAGACGTGAGCCGTATTTCACCATCCGCGCAGGGATCAAAATATTGGAATTGATACTTGCCTCAGAAACACCGGCTTCGATAAGCTCTTTTCTGGCGTCGTCATAAATTTCTTTTTCAAGTCCTTGAACCGCTTTATGGTTACGGTTAGAAATGTCGGCAAAAGCCTTTCTGTAGGAGAATTTGGAAAACTCTCTTTCTTCAGAGGCGTTATCTTGTGGAGCGCCTACTGCCGTCTTAGCTTTTTCAGCCGCAATTTTCAGTGTCCGTTTCTCGATCTTTTCAAGTTTCTCGATATCTCTGTCAAGAGCTTCGATCTCCCCTTCAAGATCTGTAAGTTGTTTTGTTTCTTGTTCGTTAAGGTCTCGACCTTTCGCAAGATTCACCAGGGCTTCAAAAGCATTTAATTTATCTGCCCTCTGTTCTAAGAGTAATTTCAGTTTGTTCATTTTTTAAGTTTTAATAATCGGTCTTCGTATTTATTTGCATTGGGGTCAGCCCCTGGTTTTTCTTTTTGTCCTTCTATAGAATCAAGTATGCCATTAACTAGTTTTCTTATCTCAGAAACAGGTAGTCCAATACGGTTAAGCATATGCACCCCCGCGCGTGCGTGATTCATTACTACCTTTCGCGTAGCCTCCGGGTTAGACGGAATGTTAACTATTGAAAATTCTATTAGCTCCTGTCCATCGAAGTGGTAAGTTCTGTCTACTACCTTGCCTTTAGCGTCTTTCGTTTCAACCCATTTACCCTCTCCGGTTTCTAAGAATCCTACAGAAGTAGCTTTTAAAGTTCCGTTAAGAACCTTGCGGAATATCTTTTCAGCTTGTGGGTTAATGTCAGCGGTTTCGAATTTCACCTCACCCATCAGTCGACCGTCTTCCACCCACGCGCGAGCGGGGCCGAGAACGTCATCAGGGTTAGGAGGCACGCACATATTATCACCGTAGACATTATGCTGATATCCGACTATTGGATTCCTGTTAAAGTTGTCCAACTGCCAGTTCTTCATGTTCAACTTAGTTTGATGACGATCTTTAGCGTCCGTTGAAATCACAAACTGAACAGTCCTTGTCTCCTCAATGTCTTTTGGAAACTTCGCCCGGTCGATTATCCCTTCGAGATAGTCTTTAGTTAACGTGGTGTCCATTTAATTTCGTTGTTATTGGTGCTGATGGTATTACTTCTGTCTCCATTTTCTTCCTTAGTGCTTCAAGTCCTTCCGTATCACCTGGCGTCATCGCTCCCTGAATCAAAGGCACTTCTCCACCCTCGTAAGGGTTTAAATCCTCGTAGCTTCTAGCCTCGTTCCGTGTCATCACGCCAGTATTCACCATTGATTGATAGAATGCCTGTCGTGAGGCAATGTCTCCCCTGAGTAGGCCGTTAAGATTGAATTTTGTGTATGTATTAGCTTTCTCCTTTTCGAAGAATAGCTTCATGTTATTTTCTAATTCGAGATTCCTACAGATAGGAGTTACGGTGTGCTTGGTGTACACTAAATCCATCTGTTCAGCATTTGAGAAGGTGGACCGCTCCAAGTCCTGGACGAACTGTGGAGGCATCTGCCAAATCCCTAAAAGGTCGGTTTTGTTCTGTCTCTTAGAAATAGCAAAGGCGCTTTCGTCAGCCGTACTCATTAGCTGCTGATATTTAAACCCGCCGTCTAATACTCTAACCTGCCCGGCCCCCGCCGCTTGCCATGCGTTTTTATTCTGCGATTTCTGCTCTGGAGTAAGTGACTTATCAGTGCTTAGAATCCCCGGAGGCTGTATGCCCATTAGAATTGCTGAGTATCGGTCTAGTTTTAGCGCCATCCCGATAGTATTTGCGTTTTCCATCACTGGCGACCGTCCGCATACGCCATCCCATGAGTAAAATCTGTAGTGAAGCATATTCCGGGATGGAATTGTATCCCCGTTGTATGTGTAGTAAACCTCTCCGTCCTCGAATGTTGTAGTGACTTCCCACGGCTCCCAAATATGAAGCCCCACAGGGTTTTGTCTTGAATCTCTCTGAATGAAAGCGTAACCGTTACCCCAAATGTCAATATGAAGCATTATAGTCTTCCAGAAATTCGCCGCCGTCATGTAAGAGTTAGGCTCGTGCGCCAGAAGGTAGTAGGCGTGATGGTCGGTAAGTATTTTTTTATTATCCTTACCCTCCTGTATTACATTACAGGGGACTGAAGCGATTGTGTTACCTCTGACGTTGACCGCAGAATAAATAGTAGGATTTTTTAACGCTGTGCGAGGTGTTACTACCTCACTTGTAAAATTATCGGTAGCGTAAAACGAGTTTATGATACCCGCATTAACATCCATGATGGCATCGTACCAATTACGTTTTGATACCTCCCAAATGTTATCGTTAAACCACCTTTGCAGTTTTCCCGGCATAATTGCCGTGAATGAGGATATTTTTTTCCGTGTTACCGTGGTAATAATTACCAAATTTGGATAAATTGCCTAAACCTTCCGCTAAATATGGCTAAAACCCTGTTCGAAGTTTTCAATGAAGACTTTTCTAAGGAGATAAAAAAAGCAAGGAACTATCCAGAAGCATACGAGAAAGCTACAGAGAAATTTGAGCTGAATCATGGCTTCACTCCTTTCAATTCATACGAAACATTCAGGAGAAAGAAAAAGCCCCGGCGGTAACCAGGGCTTCAAATATTTTGACCTCCTTCCAGAGCTATCCGGCACTTTCCTTCGCGTGTGCTTGCGTGTACAGGTTAAGCAAAAGTACAAAAATTGTACCCTATTGGCAATATTTTTTATAAGCTGTCGTTGGAAATGCGCCTAATTTAGTCAACAACCAAAAAATAGGCTTCCATGCTTTGTAATTGTAACCTCCATAAATCTTCCTATCCCGTTTAGGGCTGCTGTTGGCTAATTGTACTATCCTACCTCTGTCCTTACCAAGTAAATTTAAGTCGAACGTCATATTGTCAAGCAGAAACTCCTGAGCTTGAAACTTTGTAATCATTCCTTCCCGAATCTGTGCTGACAAATACGTTTTCCTTTTGTCTATGTCGAACTTGTTAGGTAGTAGCCACGCGCCTACGAACATTGTGTAGATATTTTCACAGTGCTTAGCCCCATAAGACTTCCATCCCCAGGTGTAAAGTTGTTTAAGGATCGGTTTACGGTCGATCTTGTCATAGTGGAAAGGACGTATCTGTTTTGTCCCTAAAATTGCTGCTGTAATCTGATCCCAGATCGTTAGGATAGGATAGTTTTCTATTTTCTTACCCGTATACCGTTCGTAAATGTTACTCATGTACTTGCCGTCGATCCGTGACCACTTTGCGGGGCTTGAACCCTCTTCCCGGAAGCTATGACCATTGAGCAGGTACTTAATACCGTACTGTTTGCAGGCTTTGTCCATGAGTTTAGCCATAATGCAGTCATTGGTGATGTCTGCATCCGGGACACCGGCCCAAAGTAGCGCATCGTTGATCGTATCGTACTCTTTTTTATTTGTGTAGTATCTAATGAAGTCTACATTAAGATTTTTTACAAGTACCTCGATGTTGTTATTGGCCTCTGGTACGTTCCAATGGTTATCGAAGTGAATCACTAGTGGCCTTAGTTGCCACACCTCCACGGCTAAATACAAAAGACACGAACTATCTTCACCGCCTGATATACCAACCAGACAATCATATTTTTTACCTTTTCCTTTCTTCTTAATCCGATCAACGACGTTAATAAATGGTTCACGGGCTTGGTTTTTTAAAGTCTCCTGAAGATGACAGTACTCACATCGACCGTCATCCATAATTTTAGTAAATGACGAATCAAATAGACAGCACGCGCAGTCTATAACGACCGGCATTCTTAGTTGGTGTTTAGTTAGGGTTAAAGGTTCCATTTTTTAAATATTTAGCCATTGATATTTATGATCCAAGTCGTTCCAAACATAGTCAGCTAGTCCTGGATTTGTGTGCCCTATGAATTGTGATTCTTGTTCGATAGCCGTAACAATATCGTGAATACTATTCCAAGATATGCAATTTGGTAGATCAAAAACATTCGTTACGACTTTCATACCGCGTAATCCCATTTCAATTATTGAACCTCCACCACCCGCGAACTCAGAAAGGCAAAGTCCTATAAAGCAATCTTTGTAATGAAAGTCAGCTTGTCCGTTACGCCATTGATCTTGTGTAAATTGCCCGTCACCGATTATAATTTCGTACCCTCCACAGCGTAGCTCGTCGATTAACTTTTTGCCGTGATAATCAGGTGCGGATGATGGACAATAGGCGTAAATCTTTTTACCTAGTGTTTGGGGATTGACGGTGTTTAGGAATGCCGCCGGTTTAACGAGTTTACATTGCTTGCCGTTATCAGTAAAGAGTTTATGTACTTTAAGGTGAGCGGTTACGTTAGGCATCACATAAGGAATCCATGAATTATTTAAAGCATCCTGCCCTGTCCAAAAAATTAACCCCTTCCCGTGATTGTTATGGTGATTTATTAATATTCTGTCCTCGTATCTGTAGGCTCCAAAAAATACACAAGGTTGATTTTTATCGTTGTAGTCATCCAGGCCATAAACCTGATGAAAAGGAAAGTCTGCTACGCTTTTACTGACGTAGCCTTGAGTGATTCGCATAGTTGATTAGCCTCTGGAAAGTTATTGTTTATAAATTCTTGTACTTGCGTGATCTTTTCTGACTTCAAAATGCCGTTATAATGCTGGGTAAATATGTGCTTATTGCTCCAAACATTGGTAGAAATACTCAACGATTTCATCGAATCATCCTTTACAACTTGTAGGCTACCTGCTAGTCGCATGACACTCACCTGCATGGAATAGTCCAAACTGTTATTTAATCTGTCTTCAAATGGTTTAAAGTGTATACGATCTAACATTCTCCTGCTTAAAAGCCTTCCAATACCGATAGTTTCATTTTTGCGCCGTTTATCGTAACCCGGCCAATAACACGCTCTATTTTCATCACCAATGTCAAGTAAGTACATATCCAATTTCCCGGCTAAATCAAATCGTTCCACATGGATTTTCATTTTATGAATCCAGTTATCTGAAAGCCAATCACTGGAACCCACGAACAAACAAGCATCAGGGTCAAACTTCTCTGACTCCTGAAAAGCCCGGTTCCACTTGGCCCCTAAAGGATTATTCTGAAAGGGTATAAACACCGCCCCGGCGCGTTCGCAGACTTCACGATCTGACCTATCACCGGTGCAAATAACTCTGTATACGTCGTTCTTTTGGTATAGACGTTTAATTGTAAGTTCAAGTAAAGGATGTCGGCCCTGTACCGCCATGCAGGCTATCACTCTAAAGGGTCGCTTTGCTGTTGCAAGATCGTCGTGAGCGTCTACCATATCAATGAAAACTTGCGCCTACGGAATATAACCTATTATTATATTTGTGATAATAACACGGCTCCCATGCGTAAGCATTACTGTAAGGATAATCACCAAAACTATTTGACGGTTGTGTCATTCTCCATTGATACCACGACATACCCGAATTTTTTGGCATTTTTTTATCTCTCCTTAGATACCAACTATTGGCTTCAAACTGTTTCCATCCTAAGTAAACTCCATTCAATTCTCCATACGGTTGTTCTATTGCTTTTTCCTCCCAGTCGGATGGCTTTTCAACTTTGTCAAACCATATAATTTGATCTGTTACAGTTACCAAATAAACATAATCATTCATATCTATTTTTATTTAATTACCATACATCCACCGTCGCAGGGCCTCCTTCTGTAGCCAGGATATTTTTCCACTGTGACCACGCATTTAAGCAAGCATAAATTCCTAGTACCTTACTGTTCTTTTCTATCCTGGTTCCTGATTCTTTTCGCACTGCCAGGCAATTACTGTTATGCATCTTTAAAATAGGATTGTTAAAATGTTCTATTTGCCCGGCCCGTAGCGCTTTCTCCCATTCACCAGTAGCATCAGCGATACCGGCCATACCCTGACTTATTGGATTACCTTCATATCCTAGCTTGATTAACCCCTGTACTATACTGTTGTTCTTTTGAGTGTTTGGAAAACAAAAGGAGTTAAGGTCGTACTTCTGAAACTCCTCTACTATCCATTTAATCGCTACCTCATTTTCGACCTCGTTACCCGGATCTACTTTTAAAAACTTCTCGTTATCCCGGTAGAAATCATTTAATTTTAGCGCCTCGCCAGCAATCCAAAAGGTCATTTTAATCACTGTGGTTTCACGTGGAAACAGTAACGCTAGTGCGCTGATTTCCCCCGATGGTCCGATCTCGAGACCGCCATAACATTGCGCCCCGTCTTCTATAGTTTCTCCGTGTGAATTAGTATCCCATATCTCCCCGGATATAAAAACCTCTGGAGAGTCTACCCACATATTAAAGTTTAGGGTCTTAACGTCTGTCTCGGTTCTACCCCCATAGGTGACAGCATCCGATACCATCCCTCTTAGAAATTCCCGGTTAACACTTACATCCAGGTTTGGGTTACATTTATGCCAGTTCTTTTCATCTTTCCAATCGTCACCTTCATCCATCTCGTAGATTATTGGCAGGTAATTGTCTTTAGTAATTGTCCCCTCAAGTACCTGTATTCCTACCTTTCGAAGTTCCTGATAACACGGCCCATCCATATTGAAACCTGCTGTAGTGATATAGAACATGAGACGTTCTTTTCTTGAAGCCATTGAGGTCTTAATACTTTTCGAGGCCCCATGATCCGGCGACATTCCAAACTCATCCACGATTCCAAGCGACGCATTAACGCCATGCTTACCGCCCGCCGTCTTGCTCTTTTTGTCTGAGGTTTCCTTTGAGAACGCTTTGATAAAACCATTTTTATCGGTGTTTACAATCTCGGTTATATTGTCCTTGTAGTTGAAAATTCTTATCGTGCCGTCATCCACTAGGTCAGCAAGATCCGGCGAAGCTTCGATAATTCGCCCCGCCATGTTCACACATATCTTAGCCTGGTCTTCGTTATTAGCTGCCGTGAAAACTTTAGGCGTATTAATCTTGGCCCGTACCAAATGATCTACTGACAGTACCGCACACATAGTAGACTTGCCGTTCTTCTTTGCTACCTGAACGTAAACCTCGTCAAATCTCTTTGTTCCTGTGTCTTTTCGTATCCATCCGAACGTCTGCTGAAAGATAAACCATTGCCACGGCCCCCAAGTAATAGGTAGCCCCATAAAGTCCCCCTCCCATTGGTAACAATAGCGTTCTCCAAAATAAAGCATATGACTTCCTTCTGGCTCATCGAAGTAAATATCATCCCGCTTTAAATCTTTGAGAAATCTTTCTGCAGCAAGTTTAATAAGTCGCCCCGTTCGGTGTACGTTGGTAGGGTCCAGAACCCAGGAGGCGTAGGTTTCAGCGGCGCTCATTTGTTATTTTGCCTCCAAACCTTATTGTTAAGCCTTCCCTTTTCCGATCTGTTGTATTTGTTGGCTATCTCTTTGGCTCGTTCAGGATTAGCTAACTTCCATTTTCGAAGACTATCCGCAGAGCGACACTTGGCAGAACAGTATATCTTATGAGCCGCCTTCCATTCTGTGCTAAACAGATTTAGACATCCAACCCTAGCACAACATCTTATAGATCCTTCTTTAATCATTTACTCAAGTAAAGTAATTTTTGTATCCGTCCGTATTTCTGAGCATTTTAAGCGGTTTTTGACAGCTTCATACCGTCAGTGTCGAAGCCTTTCTTCTTCTTTTCTTCCGGTTTAGTCTTTTGCTTACGGCTATTGGTGTTCAAGTGGAACGCACATTCAAGCTGTAAGATGTTCTTTACAATCTTATCATAATACGGTAGATTGTTCTTGGGAAGCGTAACCCCCCAGGCATCATTAATCTCTTTTTCCAGCTTATCAGCAACACTATACAAGTGACACAACCTCGCCAGCGCCCGTTCATCCCCGGCTTTGAACCTTCCATCGGCCTCAAGTATCCCCTTCAGCTCCGAATAGTAGGCCGCAGCGTCCTCATTAAGGCCCTCTATTGCGTTTTTTACCCCCTTGCTCATAATTTAGTTCAATTTTTAAAAGTTTTAGCGAACAAAAAAACTCGAAAC